TTCCCGAGTTCAAAACAAGGGTGCCATTCCTCCAGTAAAAGCGACCGATGAAGTTTTCGTGTATCCTCAGCCCAGTACCCTCAACTGTGGTGGGTGCCGCCCCAACACCATGTTGTACGGAACTGCTCCCTACATGGCTGGTAAGGGTTCTCCAGCCCAGCACATAGATACGAGTGATGAACTTCGTCCCCAGTCTACATCCCGTTTCAACAAGAATATAGTTCAGACCTACGAACGTAACCTCTTCCCCCTCACCAACATGGAGTGCAAGGTACCTCTCCGCACAATGCGATACGAACCCGCGAGTACCCGTGCCGAAGTTCAAAATGGTCTCTTTCAGCAAAGGTACGTTAATAAAAATGTTAATAAGAAGTAAGAATGGCTGATCCCATCTCACTTATGGCTGTAGCCGGTCTCGTATATGCCGGACGAACTTTGAGTACTAAGTCTGAACCCCCTAAAGTGGAAACGAAACAGCCAGTACTGAAGGCTCCCGTAGAAGTAGAAATAGGAAATTCTAATTTCGAACCCATTGTCGAGGTTCCCCGCAAAATGGAGATGGAGAGTTTCGCTGATATTTCCAAGCAGCAGCGAAGTGGTGGTCAGGAGATCCTGAACATGCGTAATCGTATGTATGATCAGGGTCGCATGAACAATTTGTCTCCTATCGAGAAGCAGTTGGTTGGTCCTGGTCTCGGTGTTGATGCCAGTGTTCCAGCTGTTGGTGGTTACCAGCAGATGTTTAGGGTTAACCCAGTGAATGTTGGTGAGTACAGGCTCACAACCCTCCCTGGGCGTTCTGGTCCTGCCGCGGATGTCACAGGTGGTCGATCGGCTGTTGTTGGTGAACTCACTCACAACAAGCCTGAGACGACGGCTCACCTCCCTTCCCGGTTACCCACTATGCCTGGTCGCGCTCAGGGTATGTCTGGTGTTGTTCCACGTAACGAGCATGAGAAGACGAAGCGCACTACTAACAGGTCAGAGACTGGTCTTCGCACAGATGGCCTCGGCTTCAATGGTGCGAAGCGTTTTGTTTCTGCTCAGACAGTGTCTCAAGATCCTACCCGTTTCAAGAGCGATCGCAATGATATGCAGTACAGCTACTACAACCAGCCCACACCAGGTATCCATAGCCATCACGGTGCGTACACGAACAGTGCTGCCGCTCAAGTGACTGCGAAGACGAACGAGGAGCTCATGAAGTATGGTTTCCGTCCAGAGGATCGTCGTGGTAAGCCCAACCGTATGGGTAACGCTGGTCGCATGAATGTTCGTGAGAGCGCCCTCAAGCAAGGTGGTCGCTTGACAACTGTTCGCTCTGATACCACACGTGTTGACGGCCGTATTAACAGTGCGAATGGTGGTTGGACACAACAGTACCAACAGAAACCTTTCCACCAGTTCAATGCCTACAAGGGTCATGAAAACCCCAATACACGTAGCCTCGATATCGCGAAGCGTCAGCTCCAGAACAACCCTCTTGCTCATTCCCTCTCTCATTAAATGCGAATGTCACACAGACGAAAACATTCATTAAAATATTGTGCCTATATTTTAATGAAGGTGTATAACCTATCTATTGACAGTAGTCAGCGTGGAGTCAACGTAATCGCATCTAATTCTTACTATGACACAGATGGTACATACGTGATTGACGAATATTCAAACACACTTTCGAGACAAAATAATTACGTCATACATTTGGAGAATCCAATCTATGATGTTACCGAAATTAAATTGGTTTCTGCTCGCATACCCACACCACAGTTGACTGTGTGTGCGACGAATAACACGTTTAGCGTTGATGGTGTCGACATTGCTTTGGATGTGACGAACTATTCATCCGGTACGGATCTTGCAAATGATTTACAAATAAAATTTACACCACCAACCAGTAATGTTGACAGTGTGATTTATGATTCGGATACGAATGGACTCATCTTTTCAAATAATAGCCCAGGTGACAACAATTTTACTTTTGAGTTCCATACTGGGACCAATGGATTCAATAAAGAATCGTCACAGGTGACAACACCTTATCAACTCTTGGGTTTCTCGTATGATGACTACACTTCTGTGAGTAATGTCCTCGCATCTGGGGCTATAAACTTGTATGGTCCAAATTCACTTGTTTTAAAACTAACTGCGGGTTCTGATGAGTTTGGGCAAAGTGTGTACACCTCCACACCTTTCTACACTGGACACATACTCCTGGATGGTTCAGACTTTATCAATTTCAATGGAACTGATGATACACTCACACATCGTTTTCATTCTGGTTCCCAAAAATATATTCGAGACATCAAAATTGAATTTTTCTACATGAGTAATGGACGCCTGATCCCATATGACTTTATGAATCAAGATCACATCTTAAAATTTGAAATTACATGTTCGACAGATAAACTGCAAAACTTACCAAAAATTCCCATTGAAGAAGTTACAAAGGAAGAACCTATAAGCATTCCTGAAGTGAAGAATGTTTATAGATGGAAGAGGGAATATACATATATCATTATGATTGTAGTCATTGGTATCATGCTACTTCTACTCATGAAAGAACAACCCAGAAGGTATCGGAGACCAATTAGCGAGTGATAGCGAACACGGGCTGAGCGGGCTTCTTCACACGACCGTTGATACGGGAGATGATCATGAACACAATGATCGAGATGAGGGTGGTCAGGATGGCGGTGAGCGCGTACTGAGAACCACTGTTCTTGGGAACCTTCACGATTTGGGTGATGATCCAGCGGACCAGGTCCATCCAGGACATCGCGGCGGCGAAGGAGAAACCACCAACAATCGAGTTGAGGGTCTGGGTCTGGAGCTCTTGAGTAACAAGGTTGACAGTCTTGGTGACGGCGGACATGGTGTTTATTATAGCCTGGGAAAATTATTCTGGTAATAACTCTTGCTTCTCCACAATCTTTTTAAATTTTTTTGTCTTGATTGTTTTCATTTTCGAGAAGAGTTGCTCATCATCCGAGGAATCTTCGCTAGAGCTGGTATCCGAATCATACGACTTAAATCCTTTGTCGGAGAATGACCATGCATCGGGTTCATATGTGCTCATTACTATTAATAGCATTTTTTAACATCTGTTCTACCGGACTTTGGGGTGTCCATTCGTTCCATCGATCATAGGCTTGGTTCATGAGGATGAAACGTTCGTCATCTCCTGAGTATCTCTCAAAGGGTGGACAGTCCTCGTCTGGAACGTCTTCGATTGATTCATCATCCGACACTTCTTCATCGTATATATCTGGAAATAGAGTACCAATATCCTGACCAACTGTGTACATCGCACAGTATTTCATCGCATATTCCATGTCTTCTGGGAGTACAGTATCCCTTCCACAAGCTTTGGAATATTCAGATGCAAACAACATAGCTTTTTCCATCACTGGTAGTAATATGTCCATCATACTGGTGATGTACTGTTCTGTCATCGCCGTCCCTTCATCACCGAAACCAGTTTGCATGTTCATCTTTAATATTTGGTATTAAAAAGAGTTTCTGCAATTCCCTCACATATATAACTTAGGTTGAAATGAGTAAAATTTTGCTAAATAAAACGATACACTAGAGTAGAATGAACCTTCAGTTGAGGAAATTCAAACCCGAGACGATCGCGGATGACAGGGTGTGTGTTTTTATCGGCAAGCGTAATACAGGTAAGTCTACCCTCGTGAAAGATATTATGTTCCACAAGAAACATCTCCCAGCGGGAATTGTTCTTTCAGGAACAGAAGAGGGTAACCATTTCTATTCAGACTTCATTCCGGACCTCTTCATATATGGTGACTACGATCGGGATGCCATAGAGAGGGTGATGGCGAGACAACGGAAATTGGTTGGAAATGGTAAGACTAATTGTGGGGCATTCATGCTTTTAGATGACTGTATGTATGATTCGAAGTTTCTCAAGGACACGTGTATTCGTCAATGTTTTATGAATGGACGTCACTGGAAGATTTTCTTCATGTTGACGATGCAGTACGTGATGGATCTTCCACCAGCACTTCGTGCCAACGTGGACTATGTCTTCATCCTCAGGGAGAATATTATCCAGAATAGAGAAAAGTTGTACAAATCCTTCTTTGGTATCTTCCCATCCTTCGACATGTTCTGTAAAGTCATGGATGCTTGCACAGAAAACTACGAATGTCTCGTGTTAGACAACACGGTAAAGTCTAACAAGATTCAGGATTGTGTGTTTTGGTACAAGGCAACTGTCAGGAAAAACTTCAGGGTAGGTGGTCCAGATTTGTGGCGTCTTCATAAAAAGATGTATAATCCCAAACACTTTCAGCAGAAGGAAGAGGATGCGAAGAAGGCAACAAAGAAGACAAATCTCAAAATCACCAAGACGCGTTGAGTGTTGAATTCAAAAACATGAGAGTATACTAAATGGCTTCAGATCAAGTGAACACCATGAATTTGGCGGATGACGGTGAGGGAATGGTTCCCCTCAACGACAACCCATCCACGTCTTTTACACCTGAAAAAAATATACGTCAAAGTAAAGAGACGACGACGATGGATTCTACTCCCATTAATGATATCATGATGGAACCCCCTATGATGACCGACGAGCCCAGGATGCAGGGTATGATGCCCCAAATGACGGCTCCTCAGCCTCAAGCGGCGTACCCCGCCCCCCAACAAGCTGCCCCCAAACCTGAGAATAAGAACCCCCTCAACATGACCGATGAACAGCTCACTGCTCTCGTCGTTGCTGCTTGCACTGCGGCGGCTATAAGCAAGCCTGTTCAGGATCGTTTGGCGACTTCTATCCCCAAGTTCCTTAACGAACAAGGGGGTAGGAGCATGGTTGGCCTCGCCTCCACTGGTGTCGTGGCGGCTATTATTTTCTACTTTGTCAAGGATTACATCGTTAAGCCCTGAGTTTCCCAACCCATATTACTATAGATCGAGGTATCGATACCCGCATAATATGTTATGAGGGCTCCAGCTGCGAATGTCCCCATGAGCAAGAAACTTGTCTTCAGTTTCTTGCTTTTGTCTGCAGCCGAATTCTTTATTCCCTCCTTTGTTTCCTTGGAAATGGCATTTATCGCAAATGTGAGAACCATCGCGATGACAGTCGTCGACAAGAAGAAAACACGATCCACCGCGAGGCGGGGAACACTTCCAACTATAAAACGCAGCATGTTTGGTATGACGAGGGTTAGCCAAATGAGATTGACGTAGTAGTTATTCACGTATTGGGGAATGAGTGTTACACCATAAATGGCTATCCAGTAGGCGATAGCCATCAACAAAATACCGACCGGTGTTTTCATTTATCTAAGCGTAGATTATTTATCCTGGACATGCTCACCACAGAAGGCAGTCTTAATAGGAATTTTCTCATAAATACCTAGGTCTACACATATGTCACGGAGTTCGATGTAATTGTTCCAAAATTCTTGAGAGTGAGAATACTCTGGGACTGTGCAATGTGCCAATTCATGTATCAAGACGTGAAAGATTTCATTTGTTTCCCCGTCGAGACACACAGCAATTTCACCACCTTTGTTTGTATTGTAGCCAACTGATCCATTCATTCGAAGAAATCCAGTGATTGGTACGCACCTCACAAGCATGTGAAATCGTTCATGATTTGTATCGTTTAAATGTTCCCTGAGGATACGATATCTTTCCTTCACTTCGACCAATTTTTGTGGTTCCCTGGTCTGATGAAGTATCCATACATTGAGTAGGATGAGGAGTACAATTGCTATCATCTGTTATAGACAAAGATAAATTTACTATAGAGTTCCGAAATCGGATTTCCCTTGAGACTTTCCCACTTTACTAAACTAAATCCCATCTCTTCCAAATGTGTCACCAAATGATCCTTGTAAGCAACTGGTTCTGGTTTCGGTCCATCCGCATAATACGGAGTGTTTGCTAGGTGAACCCACAACTTTTCCCCAAAACCACCATTCCCATGATCCTTCATTTTGAAAAAGTTTCCCATGTCATCGATGAGAGGTGTTTTGAAGATGATCTTTTCTGAATCTGGGATGATACCGATGAGCTGCCCACCTTGTTTTATTCTCTTCTTGATTTCTCGGATTGAGCTAAAAAATTTCTCACGAGTTTCAAAAATGTAGTGAAGTGAAAAGTTGAAACATATAATATCAAATTTTCGTCTCGGACATACATGAATGTCACCCTCATAGAAGTTTACTCGCATGTGCATATTTTTCGCGCGGGAACGAGCCTCTTCGAGGGCTGACGGCTCTGGGTCACACATGTTTATGTTCACACCACACTTGTGCCATTTTTGAAGATCTCCACCGAAACCACAACCAACATCCAGAATGTGCTGTCCCTCACGAGACACAGACTGAATGAGCCCCCTCTTCGCTTCATTGTGATTTTTGCGAATCTCCTCCATATCTTACATTATATTCACGTTTTTAAGGTGTTTACTTAGGAACTTAAAGTTTTGATGTCTTAGAAGTGTATAATGTCTCTCGAAACCGACTACACCACCGTACCCGGACAGGTCTTCGCGTGCCTCTCCATCATTGGACCCGAGGCGCCCCAAAAGAATGATAAATTTGGTATCAAGATCCGTGGTGCGTTCGCGACACGTGATGAAGCTGCCAGTCACGCCAAGCGTTTGCAGAAGGAGGATCCCACCTTTGATATCTACGTCGTAGACATGTACAAGTGGCTTCTCATTCCCCCCGATCCCACGAAGATTGAGGATGTACACTACACGAACGAGAAGCTTGAAGAGATTATGACTGGTTACAAGGAGAACCAGGCTCAGGCTGCTCGCATGTTCCAGGAGCGTAAGCAGGCGATGATGGATACGAAGGTTCAGTATGCCCCTGGTGACGAAAACTCCAAGTTTTACACCAAGCCAGATGAGGCTCCTGTGTCTCACCCCGCCGAGGTTCTCGAGCGCCTCAAGAAGGAGAAGCCCGATACACCAATGGAAGAACTTGTCAAGGAAGCCGACGCGATCGTCGCCGCTGAACTCGAGGAACGCCGTAAGCAGCGCGAGGCTGCTGCCAAGCTTGAAGATGTGAAGGAGGAGCCCGAAGAATAAATAATATCCATATACATTAAACAAAAATGATCAAAATAGTCGTCACGATTATCTTGGTCAGTGCCTTCTTTATTTTGTTTTTTAACCCAACATTTGACTTAAAAAACAAAACGGAACCCGAAGCCAGTACAACAGCTGGCTTCATCGAGGATACCCGTGATGCGTTCATCATACCCATATACCCGTCTCAGGTTATGGACCGAGATATTACCGGTCAACTGAAACCTGTTTATGGAGATGTAGGAATGTTCGTCGCGTATTCTACAGTACCTGACGAACATTGGTTGAGTGGTTTTCCAAACAAAAAGTAAGTTACGTATACCTGAGGATCACTGGTTGCATGGTCTTACCCATGAAAAAGCCTAACAGGAACACAGCGAATGCGATAATCCATGTAGACTTGTCAATCTTGGAAAAAATATCATTTTCTTGGGACTGTGGAGGAGGAGGGGGTGGGGGGTAGTCCATGTAATAGGGCATGGGGGGTTCCTGTTCACGTTGTTCAGGTTCTTCATTGATATCCTGAGATAAAGGATCCATCGTCGGATTGTATTCAATGGGATTTCCAATATCAGTTTCCATTTTCTATTATAGATCTTGTTTTTTTTAAGCGTCTTCTTCCTCACTCTCACTCTCATCGTCGACGATGAAATCCTTCAAGTTTCCATTTTCATCGACGTCGTCATCATCATCATCTTCACTCTCATCAGAATAACATTCATCTTCTGTGTCTAGATCAGAATCGAAATCAGTATCGTGGTCATCGTCACCATAATCATCGTTTACGACATCCTCAGTGGGTACAAACAATTCGGGTTTCTTTATCTTTCTTCCAGATCGAGTGATCATTTGGAGTATAAAGTATTTTAGTGTTTAAGTACCTTTACAATCTTTGCGTCTAAACCATGAGTTCTCGCCTTACTT